TAATAAGAATAATAGTAATACGGTTATCTTAACATTACAGGAGAAATGTTTATTAGCAAATCCTTATTTTTTATTTCAGTTTAAAAACGTTCAAACAAATACATCACAATATTTTTTACCAGCGGACATAAGCACACAAAAAGAAAGATATAATGAATTTATAATAGTTGAAACAGCAACACCAACAACTGCTCAGATTTCATTAACAGTAGGCGATTACGAATATACGATTTACGAACAAGTAGGCAATAGTAATACTAATCCAACTGGATTAAATGTAGTGGAGGTGGGTTATGCAACTTGTTTTGATTTAACAAAAATTACATTTAAAGAATATCAAGGTGGAGCAATAACTAACAAGGTTTACAATGGCTAAAAAATTAGAAGTATATAATGACATAATTACTATTAAGATGGATGTTAACCAACTTCCTACTTATAAAATAGATACAGCTGGAGAATTTGTTAAGTGGGGCAAAGACAATAACTTCCCTAAAGAATTATTAAATTCTTATAACAATCATCCTGAGCATGCTGCTATTTTAAAAGGTAAAGCACGTTATCTTAGCGGACTGAAAATAGTACCAAGTCAAGATTTACCACAAGTTCAACAATTTTTAGCCAAGGCAAATAGATTTGATAGCTGGTATGAATTAAGAAAAAAATGTGATTCCGATAAGGCTATATACGGAGGTTTCGCATGTCAAGTAACTACAAATTTAATAGGGCAACCGATTGAGTTTTACCATTTAGATATGGGTAAGCTTAGACTAAGTGCTGATAATTGCGGAGTTTGGTATAGTGAAGATTGGACTGCTAAAAGTTACCATTTAAAGAAAACTTACTTTCCATTTTACAAGGATGGGTTTATAGGTGCCTCAATTTACTATTCTAAGGACTTTACACCGTCTTTAAATGAATTAGATGGACTTTACCCTTCACCCGATTATTCAAGCGTTCTATTGGACATTAATACCGATATTGAGATTAGTAACTTTTTTCATAGTTTGGTAAAGAATGGATTTAGTGCTGGTCATATTATAACTTTCTTTAGTGGTAAATTAACACCTGAAGTTAAAGAAGATATCAAAGAACGTTTTCAAGAGAAACATCAAGGCACACAAAATGCTGGTAAAGTAGTTTTATCATTCACTAATCCCGACGGCAAAGGAGCAGAAGTTGTAAATGTAACTCCAACAGGATTAGCGGACCAATACGAAGCTTTAAATAAAAGAAACCAACAAAAGATAATCACAGGACATAACGTGCCAGGAATATTGTTTAAAATCAAAACTGAAGGTACTTTAGGCGATCGTAACGAATTAGATTTAGCACATGAATTATTTATTAACGAATATGCTAAGATTGAACAAGTAGCTTTTAATAAGTTTATTGATAAAATGTTTAAACTAAAAACTGGTTTAGATATTACATTTGAAGTAGAACAAGTTCAGCCAATAGGCAAGGAACTTCCATTAGAAAATCAAAATGTTATCAATGCTTTAAATTTACGTGATCCTAATATCGTAACGAATTATATAATTGAAAAATACGGGTTAAAGATTGAAGCTGCAGAAATTGGTACTCCGAGTGCAACTGTAATACAAGAAGAAATACAAGTTAACGAACACCTTAAAAACTTAACAGGCAGACAAAGACAAAATCTTTTTAATATAGCCAACAAGTTAAAGAAGGGTGATTATACAGCGGACCAGGCTTTGATAATGATTAAGACAGGATTTGGATTAAGTGATGCGGATGCTTTAACGTTCTTAGGAATAGCTCAAGAAGAAATGAATAATGAGGTTGTAAAAGTTCAACAATCTGCTGATAAAGAAAAAAGATTTATTGAATGGGTAAAAGCAAATGCTGTAGATGTAGATGATGATGACGAAATTATAGACCTTGAATATGTAAACTTTAAAGATTCAAAACAAGTTCTAAGATTCGAATTATCGAAACAAAAATTATACACAACCAATAGATTACAATTATCAGTTACTGATTTACGAAATGCAATACTTAATCAATTTAAAGGTAATCCATTTGCGAAACCTGAAGAACTTGCTAAGGCATTAAATGTAGATATTGAAAAAATAAATACTGAAATAACTTGGTTAGAGAAAAAAAAACTAGGTAGCTTCTTAGATGGAATATTTACACCAACCGAAAAAGGACTAGATAAAGATACTGAAGATTACGATACCGAAATTTACACTGTTTATAAATACGATAAAAGACCTGATGTAAGTGGTCCAAAAAGATTACCAACAACAAGAGAATTCTGTTTACAAATGATGATTGAAACAAGTGGTCGAGAAACTGTTGATGGAAAAAATGTAGCACGAAGATTAACCTACGAACAAATAGATGCTTTTACCAACGAGTTTGGAGAAAGTGCCTGGGATTTCAGAGGTGGATTTTATAATGATGGAACTGAAACAACGCCTTGGTGCCGCCACATTTGGGTAGGTGAAACAAGAATAAAACGTAAAAAGAAATAAGATGGCTACACTTTGGATTGGACAAGATTATTTAATTAGACATTCGGTTATTGACGATAACACTGAATACGATAAGATAACACCAGTTATTGAATTGGTACAGGATAAATATATACTTCCCTTATTGGGAACGAGTTTATACAATACTATTGAAACTCACATCTTAGCTTATATAAATTCAGCAACAACTATTCCAGTAGCTTACAAAACAATAATAGATAACTACATTTTAAAAATGATGGTTCATTATATTATGTATGAAAGCTCACCAACGTTTAAATTCCGATATGCTAACAAAGGCATAATGACAAATAGTAGTGATAACGGGCAACCAATACCTACTAATGACATGGAATATTTAATGAATATTTGGAAAACAAATGGTGAGATGTACGGAGACCGAATGATAAAATATTTAAACTATAATAACTCTACTTACCCAACTTACAATACTAATACAGGAGCGGATATATTCCCTGAACGTAATGCTTACGATGTTGATATTTATTTAGGGACGAGAATTTTAGGTAAAAAAGATTATAGTAATATTCAAGATAACCGAGATAACCCTATATGGCAATAAGAAAAAAAACAAAGATTGAAATTAAAAAGTACATTAAAAAAAATAAGAAATTAATAGATGTTTACCTTAAACAAATTAATATCAACAATAGCAACGTACTCAACTGCTCACAAGCAAATTAAGAGTTGGTATTTTGGTGACCCTTGGGATCAATTAAATGGCGGCCAGTCAATTAAATATCCTATGTTATTTGGTACTTTGCAACCTAACAGAGTTGAAGGGACTAGTGATATTACTGTTATAAGATTTTACATTTGTGATAAAAGCAAGAAGGGATTAAGAAACCAACTTGAAGTCTTATCGGATTGTAAGCAAATAGCTTTAGATACTTTAATTTATTTTAAACAATTTGATTTCTCAGAACTTATTGATGTAAACGAAAATGCAACTTTAACTGATTTTGTAGATGCTTTTAACGATGAGGTTGCTGGTTGGTATTTTGATATTGAGTTTAAATCCATCTTTGAATGGGATGCTTGCTCTTTACCAATAACAGGTTCGCCTTCAGTCATTAATCCTGATGATGTAAGAATAATAGATCAAGATGGAAATGTTATTGCGGTGGTGCCTTGCGGTTCTTACTATACGATTGAAGTATTACAACAACTAATACAAACATTAACTGACCCAGCTCCTGTAACAATAATACAAACTTTAACATAATGGCAGTAGTAGAATTAAGATACGATCCAAAAAATTCAGCATGGTTTTCAGCCAATGCAACAATGGTTTTAAAAGCTGGTGAGCCAGCGTATTTAAGTACAACTGGTCAATTTAAGTTAGGTGATGGTACTACTCAATTAAGTGCTTTATCTTTTTTGCCAGCTGGAAGCGGAATAACATTAACAACAACGGGGACAAGTGGAGCATCTACTTTAGTAAGTAATGTTTTAAATATTCCTATATATAGTGGTGGTGGTGGCGGTACTAATTTTAATGTATTAATTGATGGCGGTACTTTTGCAGCAGCAACTTCATATACTTTAATAGATGGCGGTAACTTTATTTAATAATATATAAAATGGCAATAAGAATTAGACGTGGCACGAATGCCGATAGAATAACGGTTGTATTAGAAAGTGGCGAGGTCGCTTATACAACTGATACTAAAATGTTTTATATCGGAGACGGTACTACTTTAGGTGGTACGTTAATTGGTCCAAGTGCAGCGGGTGCTGTTTCATGGGGTGCTATAACAGGAACGTTAGCAAGTCAAACCGATTTGAATACAGCATTAGGAACTAAAGTAACTGGCAATACAGCTATAACGGGAGCAACTAAAACTAAAATTACTTATGATTCAAAAGGTCTAGTAACTGTAGGGGCGGATGCAACAACAGCGGATATAGCAGCAAGTACAGATAAAAATTATGTTACCGATGCTCAATTAGTAGTTATCGGAAATACAAGCGGTACAAATAGCGGTAATCAAACTTTAGCAAATACTTCAGATTCAACTTCGCATACAGCAACTTTATCGGCTACAGGTGGAAGTATAAAATTAGTTGAGGGTAGTGGAATAACTTTAACAACTACAGGAACTACAGCCGATGGTATAATTACTATTGCTTCAACGGGTGGCGGTGGAAGTGGAACAGTTACAAGTGTAGCTGCTTTAACTTTAGGAACAAGTGGAACTGATTTAAGTTCATCGGTAGCAAACGGAACTACAACTCCTGTAATAACTTTAAACGTACCCGATGCAAGTGCAACAGCTAGGGGTGTGATTTCAACAAGTCCACAAACTATAGCTGGGGATAAAACTTTTACAGGTACAACTTCGGGAATAACAAAATCAATGGTTGGATTAAACAATGTTGATAACACTTCCGATGCAAACAAACCAGTTTCAACAGCAACTCAAACAGCATTAAATTTAAAACAAGATACTTTAACATTAACAACAACGGGAACAAGTGGAGCTGCAACATTAACAGGAGCAACTTTAAATATTCCACAATATTCAGGTGGTGGCGGTACTACTTGGGGTTCAATTACAGGAACACTTTCTAGTCAAACTGATTTACAAACTGCATTGGATTCAAAAGTTGATGAAAATTCAGCGATTACAGGAGCTACTAAAACTAAGATTACTTACGATGCTAAGGGATTAGTAACTGCTGGAGCAGATGCAACGACTACTGATATTGCTGATAGCACAAATAAAAGATATGTTACTGATGCTCAATTAGTAGTTATCGGAAATACAAGTGGAACTAACACAGGAGACAATGCAACAAATTCACAATATAGCGGATTAGCTACTTCTAAACAAGATACTTTAGTTTCGGGTACTAATATTAAAACTATAAATTCAAATACTTTATTAGGTAGT